GCCGCAGCCTCGGCATCCGAGCCGAAATCAACCACACCGTTCTTTGCTTTCGTGCGGCCTGCGCCGGTGGGGTCAACACGGTATTTGCCCTTGCGAATGCCGATTGAAACGCTGCCGCGCGACGGATCAACCGTGCCGCCGAGTTCAGCCGCAAGCGAGTCTAGGCTTTCGATGATAGCGCCCGCGCTCTTTTGAGCCGCCGCAAGGCGCGAGCTGCTATTGCTGCGCGTGCCAGTGATGCCTAGCGAGCCGCCCGCATTGCCGATTGTTACAGAAGCCTTGGGCGTCTTGCCGAAAATGCTACCGAGCGCGCCGCCTAATAGACTGCCCGCGATTGCTCCGATTGGCCCGGCTGCACTACCAAGACCGCTGAACACTTTATTAAGCCCGGCAGACAAGAGTTTCTCTCCGAATTTCTGGCCGAGAGCGCCACCTATTGCGCTGCCAATCTGTCCTCCCGTGCTATTGAAGCCGAAGGCATTCCCCGCAATCAGTCCAGTGCCTGCCCCCTTGAGCAGAAGCGACATGTTCTTGAAGAAGTTGCTGTCTTTGTCGAAAACGGCAGATATTTCATCGCCGATGGTGCGAGCGATGTAGTGCACATCACCCTTGCTGTCTGTGATCTTCGAAACGCCGGTTCCGATATTGAGAATATCGCCAATCGGACCTCGAATTGCGCGCGTATTGCCGGTGAATATGCCAAGCGCGCCGCCTATCGCACTACCGACGCCACCAATGTTGCCTAGCAGGTAGATCATCTCTTGGAGTTGGCCGTTCGCGTCCTCTGTCGCGCGGGCCAGCTCCCGCATTTCGCGCACGCGGTTCTCGACTAATTCATTCGATTCCGGCAGCACTTTTGCGACAAGCGAGCCGGGATCTTCAAAACCGAGTTTCTTCTTGCTTTGGTCGATGCCTTCGCCGCGCAAGGCTTCAAGCGCGCGCTCAAGTTCGAGTAGCGTCGGGAGTGCCTTTTCGCCTGCCGCCTCTGCCTTGGCGATCTCGCGGGCGAGCATTTCAAACTCGCCATTGCGTTGCGCCCGGTCACGTTCCGGCTTCAAGAGACGATCGAGAAGGTTGTCGAGCGCCTTGGCTTGCTCATTCACCGCTATGGTCTTTGCCTTGGTCGCAGCGGTTGAGCTTTTCGTTGCCTTCTCGCTGTCTTTGTCGGCATTCGCCTTTTTGTAAGCGGCGGCGGCAAGCTCTCCATCCACCACAAGAAGCCTTTGCCGTATTCCGAGCGCCTCTTGCTCGAGCCTATTGCGCCGCCTCTGATCCGCCAGTTCCCCTGCGATATCCGTGGCGAACCTTCGTTTGTATGGCGTTGCAAGCTCTAACTCGATTTGAGATAGTCGATCGCGTGATCGGTTGGCACCTTGATCCGCCAATGCACCCTCAATTCGAGATGCGCGTTCTTCGGCCGCTTTATCGATCAGCCTTTGCAATGCATCGGTTGCCTTATCCGCAGCGCTTTCGGTGTCGAATAGCCGCGCGATGAATGGCGATAGCGCCGTAACCGCCGCCGCGATGCCGATCCCCCACGGCCCCGCCAGGAAGCCAATCAGCCCGCCGGCACTGCCACGCATAAGTGATAGCGCGCCGACGACTTGCGTGCCTTGTGCAGCGAATATCTGCATCGGCCTTGCGCCGAGCGCAAACTGCGTCGCAACGTCGCTCAATTGATATGAGAGCTGAGTCGCGCCCGCCCGCATTGCGCCTGCGCTTGCGGTCGCCTTGCCAAGCCCTGCCGCCGACCGTTGCGCCTCGCGCGCCATTTCGGTCGCGGATTGCCCCACCTTGCGCTGCGCCTTTTCGAGCCGCTCGCTTTCCATGCGGAGCGCGATTTCCTCAAGCCGCAACCGCCCCGCTTCGCTTGAAGCCTTAACCCAAGTCTTGCCCTGCGCGTCGGTCGCCGCCTGCGTCCGCTTGCCTGCGGCCGTCAGCTTGTCGAGGTCGGCGGTGCCTTGCTTGACCTCGCTACTGTCAATCTTGACGACAAGGTTTGCGAAGTCAGTCATTTGCGCTCACTCCGTTTCTTGTCGGCAACTTCAAGGTAAGCGCGGTCGGCCGCTTCGATCGCCTGGATTTCCCACGATGCGAATTTCCAACCGCGATTGCGCTGGCGATAGAAAATATCGCTTTCGCTGATCGGCGAAGGGCCGAAGCCGTTGCTGCCGCGCTTACGGTGCAACGCGATGAACTCGGCCCAAAGCAAGGCTGTGCCTGGCGGCTTTTGCGGGGCATCGGCAAGCATGGGATGGCGCTTGCCTGTTTGGCGCTCCCAACTTGCCAAATGTTCCCGCAATGGCTGTCCATCTACACTATCCCCTAATTCGAACTCCGACCGAGCGAAGGCGGCAAAGCCCTCGATCAGCCCTTGATAAAATTTCCCAATTCGCCCGTTTGTTCATTCACTTGCGGGCGGACCCAACGAAAACGCTTCATCCACTTGACTGCGTTCTCGGTCGTGAACTCGTATTCTTCGCCGCCCCAAAGAATGACCGGCTTGCTTTCGCCATCGACGACCGTGCGCCAACCTTTGACGCAGGAAACAACCGCGCGGATCAGCCGGTCCTCGTCGTCCTCGATCGGCGTCGGTGCGTCGGCCTTGCCCTTGCGCTCGGCTTCGAATGCCTTGCGCCGCTCCCTGTTTTGCTCGGCGCGTAGATAGGTTTGGAACGTCGCGCTTTCGGAGCCGACGACGCTAAGGAATACGCCAAGCCCGACCTTTGTTTCGGGGTGGACAAGTTCGAACTCAACCGGCTCGTCGCAAATGCGGTCGAGATCGAGCGCATCGAAATCGAAGGCCGCTGGCTTGGTTTTTGCGTTACTCATTTCAATTCTCCGTCAGGGTGCCACCGGGGACTGACGGGCTCCCCGGTGACAAGGTTGTTCAAGCCGCTAGTTTCCATTTGAAACCATAGGCTTGGCTGTAACGACCGCTCAACGCGCGCTGGATTGACGCATGTGTCTTTCCAAGCGCGCGTGCAGCGGAATTGATTGATTTGAATTTTCTCGTGGTGCCGTCAGGCGCTATTCGGATGACTGGCTTCAATCCGCCGATGAGGCCGATTTCACTTGCATGAACCATGTTCTCTGAATGGGTGCACCATTCGAGATTTGTCGGCTTATTGTTCGATTTGACGCCATCAATATGGTTCACGTGGAGTGAAACTCCGTCTCCATGAAATGCCAAGGCGATCAAGCGGTGGACATTCACGGCCCTGCGGTTTGAGAGGTAAACAGTCGAGTATCCGCCTGCGTCCGTCCAAGGTTTTAGAACGCGCCCTTTGCAAGGCATTGGGCGCGTTCCACCCCATCGTGAGGGAACCTCAAGCACGCGATCTAGAGAGCGAACTCGCCCAAGCGAACTCGCCTCATAGAACCCGTCAGTGCCGGGAATGGGTTTCCATTCTTCCGACATCATACCGCCAGCGAGTCTTGCAGTGTGATGATGGTTTGATCGTTTGCGAGAGCGGTGCCGCCAGCCCCGTTGATCTCGGCGACGAAGTTCATCGTTTGGACGATTTGCTTTTCGCCATCGTCGCGGTCGTCGCTGAACAGCTTGACCTTCGACATCGAGAGCGTGACAAAATCCGCGCCGCCCGTTGCGTCGTCGGCAAGCATGAGCACGATCGAAGTCGTCGTTTCGTCGTCGAAGATCGCGCCGAGCGTGTCGCTTTCGTAAAGGACGGTAATCGTGCCGGAAACACGGATGCGGCCCTTTTGCGTGTCGGGGCGATAGTTCGAACCGACAACGCCTTCGCCTGCAGTGATCTGGCCGTCGATCGTGACGCGCGCCGAAGTGATCGTGGCATAAACGGTGCCGCCGACAAGGACCGCGCCGTTTACGCTCGAAACAACCGAAGATGTCGTTTCTGCGGTTGGCGTGGTGAGCACTTGCGTGCCGGACTTGGTGCGAATGCCAAGGCCGACCAGGTTGAAGGTAACGCCGACATTGCCGGTCGATGGCACGTTGATTTCGGCACTTGCGACCTGGATATCCTGGTGCAGGTGATAGCGCGTTACATCGGTCCAGTTTTCCTCGATCGTGTAATAATCGTTGGTGTGCGAGGAAGTCGGCGCATAAACCTTCTTGCCGGGGACCGAAACCGTGCAAGACGCGATCGGACCTTCCGCGACAAGTGCGTCGCCGCTCGGAACGATCACAGTCAAGACGGTCGCCGTGACGCCCGTAACGAGCAGGTTGACGCCCACGTTTGCCGCATTGAGCGAACCGCCCGAAAGCCGCACAACGTCGCCGATCTTGATGCCGCCAGTCAGGAAGTCGCCCGACGCGCGCGTTACGGTATAGGGACCGCTGCCCGCGATGGTGAGCGACAGGCCGGTGATGTTCGAAGTCGCTGCCCATGCCTTGCGCAGGAGCGAACCGAACCAGTCCTGATAGGATAGCGGAGAAACCAGCCCGTTGACTGTGCCGGCAGACGAGCGGACGCCATGCGTGTCGCCCGTGTGCTGTTGGTGCGAAACGATCTCGTTATTCGCATACGAGTCCTTCGTTACCGGGAACGTAGCCGTCTCGCGGCGGATCAATTGACCGCCCGAGCCCGAAGCAGGCGTGCCAAGGCCAGCCTGCTTCTTGTAAGCGATAGTCTTGTTAATACCTTGGGCGACGCTCATTTTTACCTCCTATAACGCGACGTGGGCGAAGAAACGGATGCGGACGGGAACCATCCAACGGTCCTCCTCGGCGCGTCCTGGCGATATTTCCGGCGTGCGGTTGATCGTCGTGGTGACGCCTGACGCCGTGAAAGACGCGCCACGATTAAAGGTTGTGCGGATAAGTTCGGCACGCGCCTCGGCAGGGTCAGCCCCCGCGCCAAGCGCGTAGTAAAGCCGGATCTGGAAAATCCCCTGCTCGGTATGCCCCGCGCCAAATTCGGGATTGTCGGGCGATGCGAACAGGATATCGGCGCGCTGGTAAGGCGTGCCGTCAACCGGCGTGAAATCGAGGTTAGGCCATGCGGTATCGAGCGCGGGCGACATACCTGCGAGCGCGGTTTCCAATGCGGTGCGGACGGCGAGGACGGTCATTGCACCGCCTCCACCGCTTCGCGCACAATCTGCTCGAACTCGACAACCGTTAGGCCGACCATCCCTTGCGGTGCCTGGTGCGACCAGCCTTCTTCGAGGCGGCGCGCATAGGGCGCGTTATTGGCGAGGAAATAGACGTGGCCTGCGGGCTGCGCGGGGATCTCGGCGATGATCTTGCCTTGCGTTGCCTCGCCCGTTGGATCGACGCCAACAATCTCGCCAGCGGGGATTGTTCCGACGCCTAGCTGCCAGTTTGCGCGGAAATGCCCGCCAACATAGCCTTTCGGCGGCGGGTTCTTCCAATAGCGCGCATCGCCGACCGGGCTGCGATCATCGAGCCGCGAGGCAATGCCGACGACGATGGCGCGGACCGCATCGTCGGCTTTGTCCTTGGTCTTTTCTACGAAGCGTTGAAGGTCAAGCGCGAAGGTCATTGCACCCTCCGCACGACTGCATCGAACATGATAACGAGGCCAGCGGGCGAAAGCTGGTCGATCGCAATAATCGTCCGCTTGCTGCCATCGGCCAGCGTTACGGTCGAATTGACGGGAGGCTCGGCCAATGCCGCGCCCGCGCTATCGAGCGCCGAGATAAGCAGCGTCTCGTCACTCTGCTTGATAAGGTCGCCATCGACCTTGCGCGCCTTTGTAAGTGGCAAAAGGACCGCCGTTGTCGTCGCGCTATAGGCGGTCGAAGTGACCGCGCGCGTAGAGGTATTGAGCGTTGAAGTCCCGCTCTTGCCCGCAATCGTGATTGTCTGCCCCTTGGCGGCGATCATCGTCTTGGCTGAAAGGCGTTGAGCGACCGTCATGCGCGCACCAGGAAGGCGTTTGCCGCGCCCCCTTTGAGATACGGGCCGAGCGCCATGTCGATCGACGGATAACGCTTCGCTTGCGGCGAAAACGTGTCATATTCGGTTTCAAGCGGGCCGACTTTCTCGCGCTTTATGCCGCGTTCGAGATCTGGCGCGAGATCGCCCGCCGCAGCCTTTAGCGCGAGATCGGCGCAGACGTTCGCAACGTCGCTCGGCACGACATTGCTGTCGATATCCCAACCATCGACGATCGCGCCATAACGCGGCCAGGAAAGCGCCTGCGCGCGCAAGAGGCGCGTGCCTTTCCAGCGCAAGCGGTAAGCCTGCTCCATGTAGATCGTCGCGCGGCGCAGGGCTTGTTCCTTTTCCGCCGTGGTGAGCGAACCAGGCCAAAGCGTGCTGCCGTTGTTTGTGTGGCGCGTATCAGCATCCGCAACGCTGATATAGCTTTCGGCGGCGCTCAAGCCTGTGCCATCTTCGACGGTCAAAGCCATTATGCGGCCTCCTGCAGCGGGTAAGTCTCAGACAAGCCCGCGAGCGGATAGGTCTCGGAGCCGGTCAGCGGATAGGTCTCGGAAAGGCCCGCAAGCGGGTATTGAACTAGCGGAATGGCCGCATCGCTACCTACGGCACTTGCCGCAGCGACCGCCGCGACAAGGCCGTCTGCACTGGCGATTGATTGGCCGACGCCGACCGCAACACCGAAGCCCGATGAAATGGCAACGCCGGCTGCATATGCGCTGCCCGTTGCCGCTGCGCTCGCCATAGATGCCGCTGCCCCGTCAGCCGAACTAATCCCGGTGCCTGTCGCAGTGGCGCTCGACGTAGCGCTCGCGCTGCCGATTGAAGCCCCGGCATCTGCAATGCCCGTTGCTGTTGCCGTTGCTGTTGCAGAACCATCAGCAGAGGCGGTTGATTGCCCGATTGCGGTTGCTGTCGAAACTGCGCTAGAAACGCCGTCAGAAGCGCCCGAAAGCGCAACCCCCGTTGCGGTTGCTGCGGCGTTAGAAGCACCATCAGCGGCGCTTGTGGCAACACCTACGCCCGAAACAGAGGCGGTTGCCGCCGCCGAACCATCGCCAGCGTTGACCGAGCCGCCCGATGCGCTTGCAGAAGCGGTTGCAGCGCTTGCACCATCGCCAACCGTAACGCCCGCGCCTTCACCTGTTGCAGAAGCGCTTGCTGTTGCAGAACCGTCGCCAATGAATAGCGATCCGCCAACTGCGCTTGCCGCTGCGCCTGCCGTGCTCGCGCCATCGGCGATTGCATCGGATTGCCCAACGCCCGCGCCCGAAACTGTTACACTAGACGCGCCATCGCTTTGAGCGGTTGAGAGTCCGATTGCAGTTGCGCTCGCACTTGCCGCCGCCGAACCATCGGCGGAATAAACCGCAACACCTGTGGCGGTCGCACTTGTGGCCGCTGCCGATGCACCATCGGCGCTTTGCAATTGCGTTCCTGTGGCGCTCGCGCTTGACGTTGCACTTGCAGCACCACCAGCCACCGCCGTTGAAGCGCCCCCTGCCGTTGCCGAGACTGAAGCGGACGAAGAACCTGGCGATGATGCAGTCGATGCGCCAACCGCTGTTGCGGTTGCCGAAGCCGAAGACGAGCCGACATTTTCCGCAACCGTATAAGTGTAACGGATTTGGCCGCGAGCGCCGTTGCCGCCAGAAGTCCCACCGTTACCTCCGCCACCCCCACCACCGCCTGGGGCACCACCAGCATAACCATTGACCCCGCTGTCACCGCCTGCGCCACCAGCGCCACCTTCAACATACGAGGTGCCTGCGGCATCCTCCGAGCCTGTCGTCGTGCCGTTGTTCGCGTTGCCGCCCGCACCACCTTGTGAGCTGGCACCACCCTTTTGCGCGCCCGCTGAACCAGCGCCGCTAGGACCAGCCGCGCCACCACCGCCCGGACCACCGCGAGAGCCGCCACCGCCCTGTGGGGCCGTTCCATTGCCGCCTGTTGCCCCCGAATTTAGAGTTCCCGTGACAGACGGTGTGCCGGAAGTCACATGAGAACCACCCGAACCGGCTGAAGAGCCGATGCCAGCAGAGCCGGATATTGCGATATAGTAATTACTGGTTAGACCCGAATTATTGACAGCGAATCTAGTGCCAACGGTGGAATCCGAAGCTGCATTGGAATTTCCTGTTGCTATGTTCCAATATAGTGTATCGCTCCCACCCGTAACGGTAAAAGTTCTGGAAACATAGCCACCCGCCCCGCCGCTCGCGCTTTGGCCACCCGCGCCATTACCACCGCCACCCCACGCCTCGACCGTGATCGAAGTCACGCCTGTAGGAATTACGAACGAACCCGCTCCCGTGGCGGTAACGGTAACAGTGGTCATATCGCCGCCTTCCCGTAAAGCCACGCTTCCGTGCGTGTGAGCGCCAGAATTGGCCGATAATCTGGCACCATCTCAATGGGCAGCGGCTTGGGTGTGTGCAGGTCGAAAACAAGGTTGCTTGTCAGCGCAACCGCATGGTGCAAGCGGGCGATCTTGTCATAAACCAGCAGCAGCCACGACTTGACGCCCAAGTCAGCAAGCATCGCCATCTTGAGCAATGCCATGTCCTCACAGTCGCCCCTGCCGCATTCAAGTGTCACGCTGGGTGATTGCCAAGCGTCCGCCCGGTCGCGCGTGTAATGTATCCTGTCATTGACGAAGCGATTGATAGCCGCCGCCGAATTAACCCCGCCTATAGCTATCTTTAACTCAGGCAACCCCAGCATCTTGTGATAGGGCTGGTTCAGCCTGATCGGTGCGCGGCACCAAAGGCGAGGGGGGGATTCTGTCATGGCAGCGCATTCCCGAACAGCGCCTTAGCGGCCCGCTCCTTCGCCTCCGCCATGCGTGCGCTAACGAACTCGGGATCGGTGCGGCCTTCCGCATAAGCATCTCCGACCGCGTTTTCCATTGCGCCTTGGATTTCCCTTGCTGCGGGTTTGAGCCACTCGCTCTTGAAGTTTACCGAAATGCCGACCGCGCTTTTGACAATCGGATAAAGTCGTTCTGCGCTGGGCTTCAATTGATCCGGCAAGCCGCTTGGCAGGTCGCGTTCACACAACCATGCGTGCGAATAGGCACGCTTGCGAAGCGATACAGAAGCCGCCTCGGTGCGCGCCCTGTGCATGATGATTTCGGCTTCTGCGCGGGTCTTGGGTTGCGGCAAATGGGGCGAAGCCTCACGCCAATAGGCACGCAAACCTCTAACGTCCGCCGTTTCCAGCAAGTCAGAGAAGGCCCGCGCTCCCATTCATTTAGTCCAGCGTGATAGCGGTCGAAGTCGAAAGCTGCGGCGTGACGCCGTTGCCCGTGACAATGTTCGGCGTAACCGTTCCAGATGCGAGAATGTCAGCCGCACCGCCGCCAGTTTTGCCGGTCGAGAAGTGCGTTACTGTGCCGGAGCCGCCCGTGCCTGCCGGGAAGCTGATTGCCGCGACGGGCGAAACACTGTTGTTTGTCACAGTCCAACCGCCAGTCGTGCGAGCGACGTTGACGCGCGCATACGAGGTGTAAGTCGTTTCGCTCGTTGACATTGTGCCGGTATCGCCTGGGTCTGCCGTGTGCAAACCGCAATGAATGTTGGTCTGTGGTGAAGTTGCGGCGTTGTCCGCGTAGTTTGCCCACGCAACCGCCGTATAGATGAGATCGAGAATTGCGTTCTCGGTTACGTCTGCAAAGCCTGCCATTGGTTAAGCCTCCTGCCAGCCGCCCGCGCGGAAGTTCTCGACCTCGGCGGGGTGGCAATCACATTCGTGCGGCGCGGGGAAATCCGACGAACGCACCATCTTGACGAGTTTAGGCCCGGCTTCCTTTGCGGGAGCCGGCGCCTTTGCTGTTGCTTGTTTTTTCGCTGCCATGATCGGCCTCCGGTTAGAGACCGGGGCGGGGGAGAGGGAAACCGCCCCGGTCTAGGTGGATCAGCCGAGCAGGGTGGCGATGTGAGCCGACTTGACCGCGCTCACGCCCCAAGCGGCACGAACGTGGAACACGTTCTGCAGGAACTGCTTGTAGAGCGCGACTTCGAACACAAGGCCCGAAACCGGGTCGACGATCGTGACAGCATCTTCCGCCGCGTCGCCGCCTTCCGGCAGTGCCGGCATACGGTTTGCGAGGATGATTGCGTTACGGTCGAAGGCCAGGTTCGCGGTGTAGTTGTTGCCGACCGTGATAGCGTCGTTGTCGGTTTCGGCTGCGATCAGACCGGGCTCGCCGATCGTGAACGCGCCACCCGAAAGTGCGGTGTTCACGATATACTTATCCGAGGTGCCTGCGAAGGTCACAACGTCACCAGCCAGGATCGTGCCCGAACCAGTATCCGCCGCGATCGAGGTGTCGCCAATGGCACTCGATGCGTCGTTGAGCAGGTAGCTTGCGCCAGTGCCCTTCGTATGGATACCAACGGCGTCAGAGTGGCGTAGCGCAAAGTTCTGCACGCGGTCGGTCATACCGTTGCGCAGCATGTCAGCCGAACCAGCCTCGTTGACTTTGAACAACACCGACTGCTTGCCGCGCAGGTTTGCGATAGCAGCGTGGCCGAGGACGAGCTGGCGGTCACTCGTCGGGCAACCGTTCTCGTCGAGAATGCGGGCAACGCCAGCAAAATCGCTGAGGTCGCTTGCGGTGCCGAAAGGCGCGGTTGCGGCGGTGCCGTAGCCGCGCGAGGACGACTGATAGCCTTCGGTCCAGAGATCGACTTCCATCTCGTTCACCAGGGCGCGAATGCCCTGATAAAAGCGCTGCGCCTGGATCGAGGAGAAAGTGCCAGCGTTCTGCAAGCCCTTGGTTTCCTCGCCATTCCAGCGAACAGGAACGTGCTTCGACTTGGTGATCGAAACGGTCACATTGCCGATTGTTTGATCGCCGGTGTCAGGCGCGGTGACGCCTGGCGTGTTGTTCGCCGAGGTTGCAACGGGTGTAATCGGGATAATAAGGTTCTGACCGATTGCTACGCGATCGGCGGCAGTGTCGGTGCGAACGGCGGGAACCATGCCGACCATCTCACGCGAAACGGTATCAAGCGCTTCGGTGATGTCGGGAATAAGGCTGGTGAGCGTGTTTGCCACGGGAAATCTCCGGTTTGAAGGTTTGAAGCCGCGGCAGACCTGATCTGCGGTGCGGTTCCGGCCTTACCGGAGAAAGAAACGGACCTTGCCCATCTCTATGACGCAAGAAAATGATTCAAATGCGTAAGAATGTCAATAGGGGCTATGCAGGCGGTGCATTGTCTATGATCGCACGCAATGCTGCGGCAGGGATCAATGTGCGCCCGCCGATCTTTACCGCCTTGAGCCGGCCGTCCTTGATCATGCGGTTGATCGTCGTGGTGCCAAGACCAAGCGCCTTCGCAGCGTCTTTGATGCTATATGCCAGCTTCTCGGGTTCGGTCATTGGGCGTCCTTACTGTCAAGGCCAACATGGCCCTGGTTGCATCCCGATATGCGATTATTCGCAAACTAGGAAGCGCGCCATCTCTAAACGCTGATGGGCGAAGGTATCGCGCCACGCGGTCGAGAGTTTCGGCGTCAACGCAGAACTCAGTCATCGATTCTCTTTCTGCCTGTTGTAGTCCCGGTCATTTCGCGCCCTTCTTGAGCGAGCGGATTAGGCGGGTCAAGCGGAGTTGTTCCGCTTTGGCCTCGACCACACCGTCATCGATCATATCGATGGGTATTCCCGTGAGTTTGGACATGTTGCCTTTTGTGGTAGAGAGTTCGCCCTTCCGCGTCTTTCTGAACCTTTTGCCGCCTTCTGCTACGGCGCGGCTGTATCGCTTTAGCTTTTCGCCGGAAAGGCCGGAGCGCCACGCATTGACGCGCTCGCATATCCGCCTCGCATTTCGCTTATGGTACTCCGCAAAATAAGGGCGGTTGCGCTCCTTGTTGGCCTTATTCTCAGCACTCCGACACGTCTTGCATTTTGAGCGCAATCCATCAGCATTTGACTGGTGGATATGGTACTCGGAGTGCGGTTTGTCTTCACCGCACCCCTTGCACCGCTTGGTTATCTCAGGCCGCATTGGCGAGCCGCTTCGGCGCGTTGGACTGAAGGTTGTTTTCAAACACCTCGCGAGCAAGCTGCAGTTGCTCGGCCTTGAGATACTTACCAGTGATATTGGCAAGTTCGGCAGCTTGTTTGATTTCCACATCGCCGCGCTTCAATTCCTCATAAAGCGCGCTCATGTCTGCCTTTACGTCGTCTAGGGTTTTCATTTAAGTGCTCCATGTTTCCATCCATCTCTGTTCGTTTCCGTCCATAGTTGTCAGCCATGTTGGCCCAGAGATGCCGCATTTATACCATGCTGAACCATTAATGCAATAGGGCTGTGAATTATGTGAAAGGTGTATAGTGTAGCTTGACACTTGGCGTATTGTATGGCAATACACTCGCATGGAAATCGAGAGCATCAAGCACAAGGCGCTTCAAGGGTTCGCAGAAACCGGCAAGTCGGCGGGCATTATCCAGCCGAAACGGCTCACCAACATGCTTGCATTTATCGCTAACGCTGGCTCTTTCGACGAACTGCGCACTCCGCCTAACTTTGGCTTTCATGCGCTGAAAGGTGATCGCAAAGGCACATACGCCATGACGGTCACAAAAAACTGGAGGCTCACATTCACTAAGCTCGACGACAGGAGGGTCGGCGAGCTTGATTTGGAGGATTATCACTAATGGCTATCAAGCTACACGACTCTTTCGCCATCCATCCCGGCCCGTTCCTCATGGAAGAAATCGTTAAGCCCTATGGATTGAACGTAACAATCGCCGCAGAGCGGCTAGGGGTAACGCGCGCAGCCATGAGCAACATGCTCAACGGGAAGGCCGCGCTTTCGCCCGAAATGGCTATTCGGTTCGAGAAGGCTTTTGGTGTCTCTGCCGCGACCATGCTTCGAATGCAGTCCGCATATGATCTGGCACTTGCCAAGAAGGCGGCAAAGGCGATCAAGGTCGATCGCATCCCCGAACCCGCCTGATAATAGGGACCGTGCGCCCGTCAACACACGGTCCCTATCCCCCTGTCAGGCTGCTGCGTCGATGACCTTGCCGCCGTCCTTCATAAATGCCCGCGTCCCTGCCGGATCGCTGACAACCTTCTCGTTGTATTCGGCCCGCGTCATAGTTTTGCCGCCGCCGCCATTGCCATTGCCGCCAGGAGCGCCGCCGCCGCTATTGTGCGGGGCTGCGCGCCATGCCTTGCCGTCCTCGCTTTCGAGCATCGCCTTGATCGCATCGCGCGCGGGCTTGTCGCCGATCATCACGCTGTATTTCCCATCGACGAGATCGGCCTTGGCCTGCGCTGCCATCATCGCCTTGAAGCCTGGGATCAGGCTCGGGATGACGTTGCCCTCGGCAATCGCGCCTGCAAGTTCGGCGTCGAGCGCATAGCTGCGCGCCGCAGCCTGCTCGGTTTCGAGCGACTTGACCGCCTTGTCGCGTTCGGTCGAAATCGTCTTGATATCGCCCTTGAGCTTGGCGTTTTCGGTTTCGGCGGCTTCGGCGCGCTTTTCGGCCGCTTCCAATTCGGCGGGGTCGATTTCCTTCGCCGCGCGCACCTTGGCGAGCAGTTCGCGGTTCTTCGTTTTCAGGCCGTCGACTTCCTCGTCGAATGCCGCCTTTGCCTTTTCAACCGCCTCGGCGACCGCCTTGTCGATATCCGCCTTGGTGAATGCTTCGTCTGCCATGTCAATTCTCCTTCATGCGCTGTTTGATCTGTTCGAGTGTCAACTCGCGCCCGCTTCCACTCACTAAATCCCGCAAGGTTACCTTTCCCTGCCGCCAGAGCGCGGCGCGCTCTGCGCCAAGCGCCTCCTCGATATATTCGGGCGATTGCCGCCGCAGGAACTCGCTAAAGGTCAATGCACTGGTCGGCCCATCCTTCGAAGCCCGCCTGCGGCCCGCCGCCAGCTTTGCGTCGAGCCCTTTCACGCCGAGAATGGCGTCGAGCGACTTGGCAACAGGCGACATTGTGCAACGGCAAGCGAAATGCGCGGGTGGCAATTGGAAATCCATCGCATCTTCACCCTGGTCGACCGGATTGCCTTCGAGATCCCAAACGCGCCCGTCGAGCGCCATGCATGTGCGGCAAGTGTGGCTGTCAAGCGTCGCCAGCCAACGCACGCCCGCAAGGTGGCGGCTATTGTTCGCAAACGTCTCCAGCCTCGCGCGGTTGGCAGCGGTCATTATCGAGGAATGGACAAGCGAACGCACGTTGCGGCGAGCTGCGTCCATGATGCCAGGCTCGTCGCCTGTGCCGATGATCCGCGCCGTGATCTGTTCTTGCGTTGCGCCATCGATCACGCCTTCGCGCACGATCCGCGCGAAATCGAATTGCAGGCGTTCGGATTGCTTTACCCACCATGCCGCCGAGGGCGCGCCTTCGATCAGCACCGTTTTCGCCAGCGAGGCGATGCGTTCCGGCGTAAGCGCGCGGATTGCGCCTAGCGTGCGGATAGCCTCGACGGTTTGCTGCGAGACGACGAGCATGAGCCCGCGCGTGTCGACAACGCCGCCGAGCGCCGAATATCGCCCGTCGATCGCCTTCTTGGCCTCGTTGAGAATTGCCTCGATCTCGCGCCGCTTGGCATTGCTTAGGTCGCGCTGTGCAAGCAGGGTTTTGAGGTCGCGCTCAAGCGCAGCCATGATCCGCATGGCATCGGCCTGGTCGTTCGCAGACAGGCGTTCGAGTTCGAGCGCATTCTTGAGGATAGCCTCTTGCAGTTCGAGTTCGCTCAATAGTCCTCCCCCATGTCATCGAGGCGCCGCACGATGAGGACGCAAAGCACCATCGGCGGCACGACGATGCCGAGCAGCAAGCCAGCGAGGAAAGCGAGGGCGGTCATGCCGCCATCTCCCCGCCTTGGCCATCATTCGCTGCAGGCGCAGGCGCGGGCGGCTCTTGCGTCGCAATCCGCTCCTGCTCGTCCTCCCATGTGACCTCACTGTCGGCAACATCGGCGCGCTGCAGCAAGGCGTAGAAGCTTTGTTCCGAAAGCAGCCCCATTTGCACCGCCTTCATGTAAGCGGTGATGTCCTGCGCCGAGAGCATCGCCGGGTTGAAGTCGCGGTTAAGCTGGTAAACAACCGCCTGGTTGACGCCCGCCCATGCCGAGAACACGGCGAGCGCCTTTTCGAGCCCTTCGCTGATTGCGGTTGCGATCGAGGCCAGCACGCTATTCTCGCCCTGCCTGTGGATCGAGGCGGTTTCTGCAGCTTCGACCGCCCGCTTCTCCGCGAACAGCATCCGGGCGCCGATGATCGCCATTTGCTGTTCCTTGCGTTCAAGGTTGGTTTGCAGCGCTTCCAAACCTTGCCCGGTGAACTCGATATATTTGCCCGTCGCTTCCGGGTGCGTCGCCACGATCGCCGCCTGCGAGCCGATAGTGAACTTTGGCGCTGTCCCATCCTCATTGACGAAACCGCTCAAAAACAGCGTCGGCAGGCCGGTGAAATGGCAACCGTGCTCATAGTCTGCGTTGGTGCGGTAGTGCGCGAGGTTCAGGTCAACCAAGTCGATTAGCGGCGGCTCGTCGACATCGCTGTCGATCCCGTCAACGCCGACGATAAAGAACGGGATGAAGTCAAGCGGCTTACCGGCAAGCAGTGGATAGATATCGCCGCCGATCTGCTCGAACTCCTCGGCATTGCCCTTTTCGGCCTTGCGGAATGTCCGTTGCCGGTAATGTCCGCCCTCGTCGAGGTCGAGCACGCGCCATTGCTTGACGCATTTCGCCTTGAACTCGTTTTCGGCCTCCTCGATTTCTTCCTCAAGGACGACCATTGAGAGCATCCAGTAATTGCGAATGCGCTCGTATTTCCAGTTGATGATCGTCTCGGTCTTGTATTGCTTGAGCATCGGCCGCAAGCCCTGGTCCTCTGCCGCCTTGACCGAAATCGCGGTAACGCCTTCGATCGCCGGATGATCGACGAGGATGCCGACGCGGCCAGGACCGAGGATTTCAAGCGCGGCCTTGCGGGCAAAGGTTTCGAGCGAGGTGCCGGCCATGTCGATATCCTTCGCCATCGCCTCGACGCTCGATGCCAGTTTGGCTTGCGGCGGCTTGCGGAACATCATACCCAAGAGCCCGCTCATCGTGCGCCAGGTCGCGTTGTAGAACCCCGCGCGCTTGCGGTAAGCGTTGTAATCCTCCGTCTCCTGCGCGCCCAATTTCGGCAGGTAGGTTTCGCCAGCGGCATGGACCGCATCTTGCCCTGCGGCGGCATCGCGGCAGCGCTTCCACTTCGGCGCGAAGGTGGTGTAATCCTTGTGGCGGGTGTTCACATCTTTCATTGCCTTGCTCCTAAAATCCGCCAATTTTGACGGTCTGCATGGCCCTGGCCCGCACAGGGTATCGGTAAGCGACGAAATAGCCCGCCGCGTCGTTTAGATGGTCGAACCCGCTTG